TGTTCAGGCGTTGGTGGCCGACTCCACCCGCATCCGCATCGGTGTCCGCCAGGACATCACCGTGAAGTTCTTGGATCAGGCCACCGTCGGTGGCATCAACCTGGCCGAGCGCGACATGGTGGCCCTGCGGTTCAAGGCACGCTACGCCTACGTGTTGGGCAAGCACGCCACGTCGCTGGGTGTCAACAAGACCCCGGTGTCGGCGCTGGTCAACTCGGGCTCGTAGCAATGGCGTATGCGACGTCGTCTGATGTGGTGGCCGCTCTCGGGCGGTCACTCACAGCAGCCGAATCGGTGGCGGTCAACAATCAGCTTGACCAGGCCACCGATCTGGTGATCGGCTACCTGAACACCGAACTGAATCCGGTTCCGGGTCCAGTTGTTCGGGTGGTCGCCACCATCGTCGCAGCGGTGTTTACGAAACCGTCAATCACGGTTGCAGACTATGACGCCAGCGGCTACTCCACAGCGCGGGAAGCCGCTGGCGTCTATGTCGGCACCGAATCAGCGACCACCTCGGGGCCGTGGCTGACCAATGCTTTGAAGCAACGGTTGGCCCCGTACCGAATCTCGTACCGGGCTATCGGCGTCCTGTCCGAATACGGGTCCTAATGGCCCAGGTCCGCTTCAAACCCAACATTGCCGGGTTCCGGGCAATCCGTTACTCCGGGCCGGTGCAGGACGTGTTGGAAGGCATCGGCCTAACAGTGTTGAACGCCGCTAACAGCAGCTTCACCCGCAACGGTGGCACCGACCGACCCTACGAGATGACTTCTCAACCAGGCAAGCAGGTCAACCAAGGCCGCTGGCGTGTGTCGGTGGCCGCCGTGTCACCGCACACGATCCGCCACAACGCCAAATACAACACGTTGATTCGGGCATTGGGTGGCGCTCAGTGACCGTCTGGTATCTCACCGCCAAGCCAGCAGTCAAAGTGACGATCTCGGTGCTGGCTGACGCTTTTGGCGAATACGCCTTGGTGTCGGCGCGGATGCCGAAACAGCGCCCGATCCGGTTCATCAAGGTGTCTCGGATCGGTGGCAGCCAAGACACCCCGATCACCGATGTGGCACGCATCCTCATCGAATGTTTCGGCCCCGATGTTGAAACATGCGAAAACATGACGGCCACGGCTAGGGCGGCGCTGCGAAACGCGATCTCCACCACGGTGGAGGGCGCGTGGATCCGCAACTGGTCAAACGAGCAAGGCCCTGTCGACTTTCCGCACCCGGAAATCATCGACATGGAGCGGTGGCAATTTCAGGGCAACTTGAGCTTGTCGACCGCCCCGATTCTGTCAGTTCCCCCAGGCAGCTAACTGAATAACAACCGAATAAACAACTAAATAACAACCTGTCAGGCCCGTCCCGGAAGCCTGAAAGGGGCAACACTGTCATGCCAGATTCATCTATCATCTGGGCGCCTACCCGCCCGGATTCCGGTGGCGTTTTCTACCGGGCACCGCTGGGAACCACCCTCCCCACCAACGCCACCTCGCCGCTGAACGCTCTGTTCGTCGACCACGGCTGGTTGGGCGAAGAGGGCATCACCGTCACCACCGAGCGCGACATCCAAAAGCACTACGCCTTCGGCTCTGACCTCGTCAAGACCACGCAGGGCTCCTACGCGGAATCCCTGCAACTCTCCCTCCTGGAAACCGATCCCGACGTCCTTGAGACGGTGTTCGGAACCGGGATCACGTTGGGTGTCGACGGTGCCGGTAACCGCACCATCAAGGTGGAGCACCGCTCCAAGCAGCTTCCCCGGTCGGCGTTCATCGTCCAGACCGTGGACGGCAACAAGACCCGCCGCCTGGTCATCCAAGAGGGAGCAGTTGTCGAGGTGGGCGAAATCGTCTACGTCCACAACGACCTGCTCAAGTACACGATCACCGTGGATTGCTACAAGCCGGCCACGGGCAACGCCGAAGCGGTCATCGAGTACATCCACGACGCCGGCAAGTCCGCAGGGTCGTAACCCAATCCTGCGGTGGGTGGTGTCTTGGGACGGGCCTGCCACCCACCGCAGCCTGACATCAGGCCCGTACCCGCACGTCACAACAAGGAAGGTCCGTCCCCATGTCTAAACCCATCATCGGTGCCAATCACCGGTCGGCCCGCATCGAAATTGTGTTGCCGGTCGACGCCAACGGCGAATACGCATTTGACGAAAACGGTGCCCCAGTGAAAGGCCGCACCCCGGTCAGGTTCACGGTGCCCCGCTTCGACTGCATGTCCCGCCAGCAGTTCAAAGAACTGAACAAAGCCCTGGCGGCCATCGACGACATGAAAGGCGACGACGGGGAACCGTTGACTCCGCAAGACCGGGGCATCGAAACGGTGCTGTCGCTGCTTAAACCGTTCGTCGACGAGACCGAGCTGCACGTCATCAACGGCTTGCACTTGTTTGAGTTGGAGCAGATCGCGGAACTCATTCAGAACGGCTCCACAATCACTGTGGGGGAATTGGTGGCCTCGACCGACTCCTAGACGAGTCTGGCGGGGCCATCAATTTTGATTTGATGACCATGACCGGTTACACCATCGACGATGTCGGGGAGCGGTTGTCGTGGAATGACCTCCGCGACTTCGTCACCCATCTGCCACCGACTGCCGGGTCGGCGTTTTATCGCAAAACCCATCCGCAGTCGTGGTGGTGGACCCCGGAGCTGGATTTTCTGGGTGCGGTGCTGAGTGCCGTCCAGTGGGGTAACTGGCAGCGCGGCGGCGGCAAGGGCGACAAACCGAAACAGGTGAAACGGCCGGTTGATAAGCCGACGGCGGCACCCGGAAGCACACCCACATCGGCCAAAGACTTGAAGGCCCGAAAAGCGAAACTGAAAGCAGAGATGGAAAGGATGGGCCGTGGCGACTGAACTTGGAACAGGCTATGTGTCCATCGTTGCCGAAACCTCAAAACTTGAAGCCGGTATCAAGAAGGCTTTGCAGGGCGGTGGGAAAGCCGCCGACGTTGCAGGCAAAGATATTGGTTCGCGCATCTCGGCGCAGGCATCGAAAGCACTCAGAAGTGGGTGGCGGCCCGACCAAGACATTATGGCCGGCATCCCCAACACCAAACTGGATCGTATTGGTGCCCGCATCGGCCAAGTCATCGGCAAAGGTGCCGTGGCCGGTTTGCGCGGCAAGCAGATCGGTGCAGAGTTTGGGCATTCGTTCGCTGCCGGGGTGGGCAGTGTCGGTTTAGGTCGGGTCATCGCGGGGTGGCGCAGCGAACTCGGTGGCCGCGGCGCAATGAACAACATTGGCATGGTCGCCGGTAAAGCCCTCTCCTCGGGTTTGACCGCCGGGGCCGGGCTGGCTATTGCCGGAATCGGTTTGTCCCTCACTAAAGGTTTCGACCGGCTTGTCGCGTTAGACACCGCAAAAAACAAACTTGAATCGTTGAACAAAGCTGCCGCGAAGTTCGGCAGGCCGATGGTCGACGTGAAGCAGGCCGTCCAAGATGTCACCGACGTTGTCAGCGGAACCCCATTCTCCTTGGATGAGGCTTTTGGCACCGCGGTCGGCGCTATCGGCGCCGGGGTGAAAGACGTCAAGGGCTACATGACGTCGGTCGCTGACGCCGCCGCTATCGGCGGCACCAGCATGGCCGAAATCGGTGACGTGTTCCAAGACATCGTCAACAAAGGCAATGTCAGCGGGGAAGCGTTAGCACGACTGGACACCCGATTCCCGGCAACGTCGTGGATTCGCGCATCAGTCACCGCCAGCGGCCAAGACTTTGACGCCTTGCTGGCCAAGGGCGAAATCACGATGGCGATGCTGCAACAGAGCATCAACGACAACGCCGCCGGCATGGCGCAAGGCTTGGGTAACACCTTGCAGGGCGCCATTATGAACATGCAGACCGCGGTTGCCCGGGTGGGCGCTAACTTCCTCACCGCACTGTTCGGCGGTTCCGGCGATCCGGCGCAGGGCATGAAAGAGTCCATCACCACCATCACCACGAAGCTCAACGAACTCGGTGCGTGGATCAACGCCAACAAAGAACAAATCCGGGCGTTCTTCACCTCAGCCGCCGACGCTGCTCGAGGATTGGTCGGTGTCCTCGGAAGCATCCTCGGATATCTGAAAGAACACCCCGGCGCTATCCAAGCGGTCGTTGTGGCGTTCGTGGCATGGCAGGGCATCACCGGTATTGCTGCGGTAACCACCGCGATCATAGGTTTAAATGGCGCTTTAGGAGCCACCGCGGGATTAGCGGCGGCGGCCTACGCGCCCCTCGCGGCGATTGCAGCCATCATTGCCGGTGGTGTTATCGGCGGTGCCAGCCTCAGCAATGCCATAAATTCTGTGGGAAAGAATTCCGAAGCCGGAAAGAACATGCAAAACCAGGCTTTCGCACCCGGTATGGGAGTACCCGGCGCATCCCGCGACCCCATCTTCCAGCCCACACCCGCACCCGTTCCCCGGTACAGGGGCAAGCCAGGCAGGGCTGGCGGCGGCAGCATTTCCGGTCGCGGTGGACCTAAATCCGATGTCATCCCGGCGATGCTGTCCGACGGCGAACACGTCCTCACCGCTGCAGACGTTAATGCGATGGGCGGGCAAAGCGGCGTCTACTCGTTCCGCAAAGCCTTACACGCAGCCAAAGGCGGCGCGGTCAAAAAACTGGAAGACATGCGAACCGCAGGCGCAATGCCGGCGGCGGCCGGAAACACCGCCCCGGTCGGCGGATCAACCATCTCTTCATTCATTGATATGGGCGGGGAGTTCATCAACGGCATCATCGACCAGGCCGCCTCAGCGGCTTCAAGCGCGGCATCTGCGGCGGCGATGGGTGCATCGTTTGGTTCGGCAGGACCGGTCGGCGGGCAAGCGGCCGGGGCTGCCGCTGGCACTGCCGTCGGATTGGGCACCGACGCAGCCAAACGCGGTGTGACTTACGGATTCGACCTGCTCGGTATCGGCGTTGACTCTCTCCTTGAGCAGCTCACCCCGTTCGGGCAGCCCCGATTCCTCAACCAAGACGTGTCCGGGTTCGTGCCTCAACAACAAATCATGGGGGCTCTCGGCAACCTGATGGGTGGCGGCGCTGAGCAGGCAATGGGCTTAGATCCCAACACCACCCAGCATGGAACCACCGGCCAACCACCAGGCCCCATCGACTCCCTGATGGGCAGCCTGGGTCCGCAAACCCCCGCCCCGATGATCGGTGACTCACAGTCGTTCCTCAACACCCAGTTGGCTGCCCCGGAAGCCGCCCCGCCCGGTCAGCAACCCATGTTCAAAGTGGACAACATTTACACCACCGACGCCGAATCGGTGGGCCGTGAACTGAACCGCCGCGGCCGACTGGCACAAATGCAATACACGAACAGGCCAGGTCCCTAAATGCCAGATCCCGGAATCAACTCCATTCGCATACGGCGGGGCAACGCCCTGTTCAATGTTCACGGCCAAAACGCCGGCCTTGAAGGGGTGTGGCTGGCTAAAGGCCAAGTCGAAGGAATCTACGACGCACCCATCAAGTCGACGTGGAAAACCGGTGCCTTCCAAGTTGGGTCGACACAAAAAGCAATTAAGCGGCTGCACCGCGACATGGAGCTGGGCTTCCACATCTCCAACAGTTTCAACGATTCTTTCGAGTTCAACGAATCGTTGTTTCGGCAAATCTTCTTTTATGAAGAGGATCAGTGGTCGACAAGCCCCAAAGCCACCACCATTGAGGTGTCCACCGAAATTTCGGGCACCCGCAAGCTCGACGTGCTCATGTATGAGCAGCCCGACTTTTCACCGTCGACAGATCCGCTGCAACAGCAGTACGGCAACTTGGTGTTGAAGCTGCGGGCCGGGGAACCGATGTGGTACGAGGACAACGTCGTCGACCAGTTTACCTCGGGTGCGACGTCGGCATCGGGCACGATCACCGTCTCAAATCCGACCGATCAGGTGATGTGGCACAAGTGGGTGTTGACGCCCGGTATTTGGACGCTGCCGGACTTTGAGTGGGTGGGCGACCCCGGTGAACGCATTCCGGGTGGGGCGAACGCTTCCCGCATGATCAACGACATCACCATCACCAGCGGGAACGGCGGTGCGGTCATCGACCTGGACCGCCAGCAGTTGATGTACCGGGACTTAAACAACACCAACATTTTGGCGCAGATGGGTGCCTCCAAGATTTTTAATTACCCCATCCCGCCGTACACCCCGGAGTTTGAACTGCCCGTCTCCTATAAGGGGCAGGTGGGTGGGGCGACAGTGCAGTTGATTCAGCCGCGGCGGTGGTCCCGACCTTACGGTTTGGAAGCCAACTCCATCCTCAACACCGGTTCGCCGAAAGAGTTTACGCAACGCTTCTCCTTCCCGGGTTCGTTCTCGTATCGCATTCCGTTGTGGGCGGAGCGCCTGGACGTCATCTTGGTCGGTGGTGGCGGCGGCGGCGAATCCGGTGGTTTGCTTGTCACCGGTTCGGGCGGTTCAGCGTCAAGTTTCACCACCAAAACGTTGATTCGTGGCGTCGACATTCCGTATGCCACTAACTATTTGGCTGGTGTTGTGGGCTCAGGTGGTGTCGGTGGCAGAGGTTTACAGCAGTGGACCCTGGAACGCATTGGAACAGCCTCACAAGACGGTTTCGGCGGCGAGAACGGCCAGCCAGGTCAAGCATCGACGGTTGTGGCTTCAGGCATGACGACGTTGAATTCGGCGGGCGGCGCTGCCGGTATCGGCCAGCCAACCGTGCAAGGCGCGGCGTTGGCCGATCTGGTGTTCAACGGCAAAACGTATCCCGGCGCCCAAGTGGAAAACCTGCCCGGAAATAAAGGCAACCATCCCGGTGGTGGCGGTGCCGGTGGCTGGCCTGCTGTCGGCGCGGGCGGTGCGGGCGGTGACGGACAAATCTGGATTAGGGCCTACGGCTGGGCTGGTTCGTGAGCGGTACCGGCTTCTATGTGCCGGCTGACCGGTTCCCGGTCCTTCTGCCGTTCATGTTTGGGCAGACCGCCGGGGATGTGTTGTGCGACCAAATTTGGGATGCCACCCGGGAACA